GCCTTCAGCGTGGCGTCTGCGCCGTAGGCGCGCACCTTGGGCATCAGATACTCCTTGCTATGGAGGCGTCAGGCGGTGAGCGGGTCGCTCACCAGGTATTCGACCATGACGACGACCCGGGCAGTCAGCAGCGGGGCCGCGCCTTCGATGGCGAGCGCGCCGGTCTCGGGTGCCGAGGGGATCAGGTTCTCGACGAGCCCGCCGAAGGAGGGATCGATCAGCAGCGCTGTGCCGATCGAGCCGAGCAGCGTATCGAGCGCCGATTCGCCACCGCCCGTCGGATCACGCGGGACATAGGCCTCGATCTCGACCCGATGGCTGTAGAACTCGGTGCGCGGATTGAGCGTCACGTCCGGCTCGCCGGCATCGCCGTCGCGGAGGATCACCAGACCGGCAGGCTGGACCTTTTCCGGCAACACCTCGTTGCGACGGACATTCGCCGCGAGATGCGCGTCGAGCATGGAGGTCAGGGCCGCGAGGATCTGTTCGCGTCGGGACATCAGCGGCTTCCTCCACCTTCGGAGTACCAGTTGCGGACGATCAGCCCCGGCACGGCCTCATGCGCCCGCACCGCATCCCGAGCGAGATCGAGCCGCTTCGGCAGCTTGACCTGCGGCACCAGCAGGAAGATCGGCACGGTGGTGGCACCGCGCCCGGTCCTCGAGCGCGAGCGGACCGCACGGCCTTTCGTGTTCAGCCGGCCTTCGGCCACGAGCAGACTCGGGCCTGACCGGCGATAGACGAAGCGCAGGCCGAGCCCGGTGCGACGTTCCCATTCGCGGGGCATGATCCGGCCGCCGCGCAGCGACTTGCCGGCGGCTGGGGTCGGGATCGCCAGCCAGAAGCCGTCCCGGGAGCGGATCAGCGGCCCGGTGTCGTGCGCGCCGACGATCACCGGTGCTTTCGACCAGACGACCACCGCGGCGTTCAGGCTCTGGCCTGTCCTTGGATAGGTCTGGCTACGAATCGTCTTGGCGAGCCGTGTCCCGAGTCCGGCGCCGATGATCTGCGCTCGCCAGGCGGACTTGAGACCGTCGCCGGCCTGTCGCACGGCGGCGGTCGCCGCCTTCTCGCCTGTCCTGACCTCCTCGGCCATGATCTGCCCGAGGCTGCCGATGGTGGTGGCGGTGAGCTTCATGCAGGCCTCGTGTCGAGGGTCCAGACGAGACCCTCGGCGTCGAGCAGCGGCGTGCCCTGGACGACGACCGTCCGGCCGTCGAGCTCCAGCGTGTCGCCGGACTCGGGCTCGGCCACCTCGCTGGAGCGCAGGTCGAGCATTGTCGTGCTGCTCGCGAGCTGCGTCTCGCCGAAGCTCTCGATGCGATCCGGCCGGCGCAGCATTACCCGGACAGGGATGCCATCACCAGCCCCGGCGGGGCGGTAGACGGCATCCCGTGCCAGATGCGGGTTGGCGAACAGCACGTCGGTAGCTGCAGCGAAGGCCATCACGTCCCGGCCGGAGTGACGGCGCCGAGCTTGACCCGGACGATGGTGTCCGCGGAGGCGGCCGCTGCCACAGCGACGCCGACACAGACCTGCGCCGTGGCCGTCTTGTCGAGCACGCTATCGGTCGTGTTCCAGAAAAGGCGATCGCCGATGCCGACCGCGAGCGGGGCGGCCTTGGGCAGCTCGACCACCTCCTCGGTCAGGATCTCGAGATCGGCTCCCTCCAGGGCATCGTGCTGGGCGACGCCGAAGAGACTGCCGATGAGAACGGCTGCTCCGGACAGCACGCCACCGGTGGGGGCCGGAACGGTAAGCACGCGCCCCGGCTGGATGTAGTTCTTCGCCATGGATGAAAGTCCTCAAAGGTAGTGGATCAGAAGGGATGCGGGTCGCCCGGCGCTCAGCTCAGGGTCACGCCGCCGTTCTTGAACATGCCGCGCCAGTCGATGGCCTTGGCGCCGAAGTCGAGCCTTGCCTTGATCTCGACGCCGTCGACGTCGAAGCCAGTCCGGCTTTCGATGAACACGCCGTCCTGGCCTTCGAGATAGGCGTACTCGATCGTGTCGATCGAGGCGGGGCTGGCGAACAGGAACCAGGGCACGGCACCCGAGGCCGGATCGAGCCGGGGCTCGGCGATGACGGCGAGGCTGCGGATCGAGTTGGGCACCACGTCGGTGGTCTTGGCCGGCACCAGGCTCTGGGCGATCAGCTGCTCGGCCGCGAGCTCGAGGCCCGCCGGCACCACGAGGAAGGTCGGCCGGAGGTTGAGCAGCGTCTTGCCGTCGAGCCCGGTCTGCCTGGCCATGGAGGTGCGGGCCTTGCCGAGACTCGGGACGTCGAGGGCGGTGCCGGTGCTGGCGAGGTTCTTGTGGCTGCCGTGGAAGAGCGCATTGCCGTCGGCCATCGCCGGGTTGTCGATGACGATGCCCCAGACGATGTCGCTCTCCAGCGTCGCGGCCGAGGTGCCGAACAAGGCGGGCACGCGGGTGAAGGCGTCGAGATCGTCGTTGATGATCACCTGGCGGGTGATACCGATCACCTTGCCCCAGGTCTCGACCCGGTAGCTCTCCTTGCCCTCACCGATGCTGCCGCGCTTGAACTCGCCGCTCTCGTTCACCTTCTCGAGCTGCGGCGCCTCGCCGAGCTGGAGGCGGTGGATCTGCTTGAAGTCTGCCGCACTGGTCCGCCGGGCGATGGGCATGAAGGTGCGCGGTGCCGCCTCGTAGGCGGCGCGCAGGGTCTTGCCGGTGACCGCCGCCAGGATCTGGGGGAAGTCGGTGGTGCTGTGCAGGGCGCGGGTGGCGATCTCGTCGCGGCTGAGCCCCCGCGGCCGTTCGCCAGCGGCTTCGAGCAGCGACCTCGCCATCTCGATCAGGCTGAGACCGCGCCAGTCGCGGGCGGGCTCGCTCAAGGCATGGCGGCCGGGATCATAGCGATGCAGCAGGGCGTTCTCGACCGCCATGCGTCGCGTGGTCACCTCGTCCTGGCCACCGGCCCGCACGTGATGCGGCCGGGTCTCGACGCTCCTATCATGCTCGGCCGCCTTGTCGATCAGCGTGCGCCTCGCCTCGTCGAGGCCGATGCCGCGGCGGACCAGGTCGTCGGCAATACCGGTGTCGACGCCGAGCTTGCGCGCCGCATCGGTGATCCCGGCGACCCGCTCGCGCTCGTCCTTGAGCACCCGCTCGGCGATCGCGCGGGTGGCGGTCGCGTCGGGGACAGCCTGGCGGGTCACGGTCTCAGCAGGGGCCGCCCGCCGCCGCTCGGCCTCGAGGGCGGAGCGCATGGCGCTGGTCGGGGCCAGCACGGCCACATCCTCGGGCGACGAGGCCCCACTCTCCGGCAGGTTGGTGTCGATGACCTCGTCCTCGGTCGCGGTGTCGTCCGCCTCGGTGGTCACGGGTTCGGTCTCCTGATCATCGGCGGCCTCGGCCGCGGGTGCATCTCGGGTGATGGTGTCATTCATGGTGCGGGTCCCAATCATGGCTGGGGTTTCGGGGCATGGGGGATGGGTCCGGCGGATCAGCCGGCAAGGATGGGTGGAATGGTTGCTTCTCAGCCCAGCGCCCGCGTCCGCGGGCACTGCGACCAGCGACAGCTCGACGGGCTGCCAGTCGACGGCGCGCCAGACCGGCGGGTCGGCATCCTCCTCGACGTGGTAGGTGCGAACCCGGTAACCGGCCGAGACGTGGCGGATGATCCCGGCCCTGACATCCTGCCAGAGCGGCTCGACCTCGGCCCGCTCGCTGAAGCGGACGACCGCCCGGGCTTCCGGTCCCTCAGGACCATCCGCGAGCCAGGCCTGCTCGACCACGCCGATAATGCCGGCCAGCGAATAGGCGGCATGGCTGTCGAGCAGCGGCGCACCGTTCATGAGCCGGCTGAGGTCGACATGGCCGGGCTCGAGCGACAGTTGCTCGTCGTAGGGCTTGCCGGTCCAGGGATCGCTGCGGCGGACCGCGGCACCGGTCGACCAGACCACCTCGACGGTGCGGCTCTCGGTGCCCAGGCTGTCACCCAGGAGCCGGACCTCGTGGCGATGCTGCAGCGGCAGGTCGATATGCTCTGGCATCGTCGGGATTGGCACAGCAGCCGTCGCCAGCGCGGCCTCAGTCATCTGACGTCTCCTGCTTGTCGTCGGGCTCGTCCACCGGCTTGGCGGCGCCGGTCCTGGTGGCCTTGCGCGGATCGGTGTCGAGGGTGATCCCGAGCTGGTCGAGCTCGGCATTGGTGCTGCCGATCTCGGCGAGCACGCTGGCTGGGTCGTAGCCCTGCCGGGCGATCGCCTCCTTGAGCGTCATCATTCCAGCCCGGACCGCCAGGATGTCGGCCTGGATGTCCTTGAGCGGATCCACGGCCTCGAAGCGCGGTGCCGTCCACTCCGCACCGATCACCCCCGGCGGCAACACCCCCGTGGCCTGGCCCACGGCGACGAAGCGCCGCCAGACCGGCTGGCAGAGCCCGGGGACCAGAAGTTGCCACTGCAGCGCCTCGATCCGCCGCCTGAACTCGATCAGCCCGGCGCGGATCGACGAATAGTTCACCTGGGAGAGATCGCCGGTCAGCAGCTCGTAGGTCAGCCCCACGCCGGCGGCGATGGCGTGCAGCTGCACCCGCATGTACTCGGCGTAGCCGCCACTGGCCCCCGGCGTGGCGAAGCGGACGTCCTTGCCCGACGGCAAATACTCGATCATCCCGGGCTCGAACCGCTCGATCCGCCTTCCCTCGGCATCGGTCGAGCTGGCCCCGAGCGTGGCCCCGTCCTCGTCGCCGGTGACGAAGGCGGCGAAGCAGGCCTCGATCTTCTTCCTGACCAGCTCGGCGTCATCGTACTCGTCGAGATCGCGGAGCTTGACGATCGAAGGCGCGAACCACGGCACGCCCCTGATCTGCCCGGGGCGCAACCGCTCGAACAGATGCAGCACCCGGTCCGCCGGCACGCGTTGGCTGACGAGCCGCTGCCGTGTGAAGCTCGCCGCTTCGCCCGGATGAACCGGGAAGAGCCAGTAGGCGCGCCGTCGACCGAGCGGATCGAACTCCACACCCTGCAGGACGAAGCCGCCATCCGGCAGCTCGGCTGTCTTGCTTTGATCGAGGTGATCGGGCTCGAGCAGCTGCAGCTGGAGGGGCACCGGCAGGCCGTCCTCG